GCTATCGCCGCTTTATTATCAAAGAAGCTGAACAGGTGCTGCCCCGCTGCCATGATGTCTCCACCATTAGCAACAGTTTCTTTAATAACTGCAAATGCGGAATTTGCAATCATCAACTCAGCCAACATTTTGAGACTTCCAGTGCTTAAAAGCATCTTTATCTATGTTGGTGTAATTTGTGCCAGGATTTCTAATGCCAAATTCTTGGCAAAATTTCTTCATCAACCAACGAGTAACTCCGCTTGCCTGCCCAAGTTGAACGGCAAATAAACTTTTCCCTGTATCAATGTCTTTTGTGGCATGGCGTTGCTTGCTAACGGTAGCGCCTCCTGCTTTAGCAATCTTAGCCAAGTGGCCGCTATCAGCCATTTTTTTACCAAGTATCGGGCCAGTAACTTTCCCGCCTAATGAGCAACCAATTTTTTGTATGCGCCCCATATGCCCTGAATCAGCGTTAACTTTACCCTGAATAGAAGCCATGTTAGCCATGTGACCTGGAATCTTTGCCGCGGCCATGCCGCCAGCCCTTGCATACTCAACCCGATTCTCGTTAGTTATCCCGCAAAACGCAGAATCTTCAGTTGTCTCTCTAGCGCGGTTAGCCCATTTGGTATTAGAACGCTCAAAATAACTTGGATTTACATTTTCAAATTCATTAAGCCAACACTGCGCAAAAGACTTTGTTTCAGCCCAAAACTTTTGCACAACCTCAATGTTTTTACGCCCGTAACCGCCATGTTTTTTGCAGTGCGCGACCCAGTATTGACCAGAGCCGCAGTAACTTCTACTCTCTAAATTAAAAGATTGGCCAACATAAAGCATCCCGCTTTTCTTATTAAGCATAACGTAATACCAGCGAGACCTCCAAGTCGATGCATTAGCAACCGCTAATTCAGCAAGCATTACCTGAAGTGCCCCAAAGCCCAAGTAAGAACACCGCCCAGTGCTAGATAGTTCATTTTATGTTAATTGACCAAGGCCTGTAGCGGGGTTAAATCCTCTGTCGTCCAATACGTCTTGTCCAGCATAATCTGCAAATGCTCTACGTTACGTGATACTGTGTCAGCCCAGTCTTCGTCAGTCATGTCTTTAGGCTGACCAGCGTTGATGAGGTTTACGGAGTCCATTGCGGAAGAGTAGTGCTTTGCGATTTGCTCAGGTGTGTTTTCAATAATCATGGTTTACTTTCAAGGGTGGGTTAAAACATAAGCGTCAAACTTTGCATTCAGTTCCTGCAAGGCTTTGACAAGCACTGGGATTAAAGCGGTATCAACCATTCGCAGTTTGTCTGCGTCTTCGTTATCTACAATGACAGGGTTAGCACCCTCAAGCGCCAGCACGTCTTGGGCTTTAAAGCCGTAACGCACCCCGCCGTTGGTTTCTTCAGAGTCCCGTGCAGTTCGGAACTGATACGCCGTGGGTTGCAACGCTTTGACAAACTCAAGTCCGTGGGGAACAGGTGCAAAGTTAATCTTGTCCCGCGCATCTGACACAACTGTCCATGCCACTTTGATGTAGGCATTGGTGACACCCGTCGAACCCATGCAGAAACGATTGTTGTGGGTCGTTGGGTCAAATACTGGGGCGTAGCTGCCTGCTGAATTACGCGGGTTGATTCCTGTGTTTCCGCTACCTGTGGTGTTGTCCTCAAGTGCGCTCCGCCCGCTAGCCGTGTTGCTGCTGCCCGTGGTGTTGGAGAAGAGTGCGCCCTGCCCGCTAGCTGTGTTGCTGACTCCTGTGGTGTTGTAGTAGAGTGCGGTTTGCCCGCTGGCTGTGTTGTAGCTGCCTGTGGTGTTGTTTTGCAGTGCGCCCTGCCCGATGGCTATGTTGTTGGCGCCAGTGGTGTTGCTGTTGAGTGCGTTGCGCCCGCTGGCTGTGTTGTAGCTGCCTGTGGTGTTGTTTTGCAGTGCGCCCTGCCCGATGGCTATGTTGTTGATGCCTGTGGTGTTGGAGTTCAGAGCACCTGAACCCAATGCGGTATTTGACACTATAGCCCCAGCACCTTTGCCTACTCGCACGCCTGACAGAGTTGCGTCGGTTGTGGAGGAGATAGCTCCGGTTACTGCCAACAACTCAGCACTCGCATCCCAGAAGAACTTAGGTGTCGTGCCAGTGTCCTCGTAGAAAGAGATGTCGCCTGTTTCGTGATCTACTTTTAACCTCAGTTTTGAAGAACTTGCATCATCCACAAGTGTTGATAAATTAAACTGCCCTGCTTGGTTTTGTAGCTGTGTGTTTAAGTTAGTCGTGTCTGTTTCAAAAAGACGTAACCGTGAATTTGCTGATGAAATTGATGCGTCACCATCAACAGTCAGCCCATCAGCCGTGACGGTGCCGGTTACGTCAAGCGCAGTTGCAGGCGAACTCGTCCCAATACCCAGACCTGTGGAGGTCAGGCGCATACCTTCATCACTACCACTAGTAAACGCGATGCTATCCGACCCACCAAGCCCCCCAAGAGGGAAGAAGATGCCCGTGTTTGTGTCGCCTGCGTAGGTGATGGCTGGGGCAGCCTCAGTGCCAGCAGAGAATGTTGCAACACCTGTAGCACTCAGCGTAGTAAATGCACCTGTGGATGGTGTGGAAGCACCTACAGTGCCGTTGATATTTATGGATGCCGTACCTGTCAAGTTTGTAACTACACCACTGCTAGGGGTTCCTAGTGCTGGAGTGACTAGGGTTGGGCTTGTGGCAAACACCAAGGAACCCGTTCCCGTTTCACCAGTGACTGCGGATGCCAAGTTGGCTGAAGACGGTGTAGTCAAAAAAGTAGCCACACCAGTTCCCAAGCCTGCTACGCCGGTAGAGATTGGCAATCCCGTGGCGTTGGTTAATACGCCGGATGAAGGGGTTCCTAGTGCTGGAGTGACTAGGGTTGGGCTTGTGTTTAAGACGTTGCTGCCTGTGCCGGTATTGGCGACACTGACGACGTTCTTGCTGGCGTCCAGTGCTAAGGCTGTGGAGGCGGTTAGGCCAGACAGTGTAGTGGTGCTTGAAGTATTAAGCGTGGTGAACGCGCCTGTGGATGGTGTGGAAGCACCTACAGTTCCGTTAATGTTGAACGCTGTAGCTGTGCCTGTGATGTTCGTGCCGACTAGGGCTGTGGGTGTGCCTAATGCGGGGGTTACTAGCGTTGGGCTTGTGGCAAATACGTTAGCCCCAGTGCCAGTCTCATCGGTAAGCGCCGTAGCCAGTTGTGCTGACGTGAACGAGCCTAACGAGGTGGCGTTGCCTACAGAGGTGACAGCGCCGGTTAGGTTGGCATTGGTGGTGACGTTGCCAGCGGTCAGGCCAGCAGCGGTTCCAGTGATGTTTGTGCCAACCAGAGCGGAGGGTGTGCCGAGTGCGGGAGTCACTAACGTAGGAGACGTAGACATCACTACGTTGCCCGTACCTGTAATGGCGTTGGATACTAAGTTTTTAGACGCATCAGTAAACACGGCCACGGACGCCGTTAAGTCAGTTACTTGAACCGAGTCGCCAGTAGACACAACAATATCGGTGCCACCGGTGGTATTGCCGTTGGCCAAGACCTCAGACAGGTCATTATTGGCCGCGATCTGTGAGTCAACATAAGCCTTGATGGACTGCTGCGTAGCCAAAGCCGTAGCAGAGTCAGACGCCATGTTGTCTTCGTCAAGGATGTTGGTAACAACCACCGCCCCAGTACCCTTGAGCTTGGCAAAATCAACATCGGCACTGGCAATGCGGGTGACCGCTTGAACCACGTTGGTGCCATCACAGAACACAAACATCGTCTCGCCGTTGGGGATAGAAACACCCGTACCAGCAGCGGTGGTAATCGTAGCGCTCTGACCAGATGTGTTCTTGACGATGTAAATCTTAGACGCCGTGGGGCAAATAACTGTAGCCGCACCGGTCAACGCCACACCTGTGTCAGTGAGCACCAGCATCGCGCAGCGGGACTCAGATGTCGTGCCGTTCGCCGTGGTAAGTGTGTGACCATTACCAGCCCACGTGTTAATTGTTGCAAGACCAGCAATGGCCTGCTCCACCATAGACGTAATGTTGTCGTTAACAACGTCGCCCCAAGTGCCGGATAGTTCGCCGGTGACGGGGAGGGCCAAGGCCAAAATCGGTGTATATTGCGTGGTCATTTAGTACCTTTTGTCATGCGGCAATCGTTTGCCAGTCTGCGTCTTGCGCATCATTTACTTCCGCCCACAAAGGGGACTGGATATCGCCTATATTCTGCCAGTTTGCAGCCTGATTGTCATCTACTTGGCCCCAGATATTTACATACCCCAAAAAACCGGTGGCAGCAACCCCGCTGGCAAGAACATTTGCGTTTGCGGCCACCACTACTGAGCCAATAGACCCGGTAGCAGCGACTCCAGTAACCAGCACATTCGCATCCGCAGTAACGGATACCACGCCTATTTGGCCTTGGCTAGAAACCCCGGTGGCGCTTACATTGGCATCGGCAGTAACAGCTACATCGCCAACCGCCCCAACAGCCTGTACGCCCGCAGCACTTACAACCGCAGAGGCGGCAACTACAACTGAGCCGATTTGCCCCGTGCCGGAGACGCCTGTGGCAACTACTATGGCGGTACCACTGACTGCAACACTACCTACAGCCCCAGTGGCTAAAACGCCATCAACTAAGACAATAGTGAGGTCTGCGCCCCACGGCGTTTGGCCCCATGCGCCGCCACCCCAACCGGAGTATTCAACGGACGAGGTCATAATCTACCCTTACGCGATACGTATCAGGGCGTTGCTAGCATCAGCTACTGGCATTTGGACCGTGAAGTCGCCAGCAGTACTGGTTTTGTCCGTGCCGAAGTCCAATACAGCAATAGCGCGGTTAGCTTTTGAGCTGTTGTAAATCAACGCGCCGCGAGCCGTAATAGTTGCGCTAGTCCAAGTGGTGTCAGAGAAGTCCACAAAAGCCGTGGTCCCGCTTGAGCTAATGGTTGCACCAGCCAACGTATTTCCACCCGCCACGTAGCCCGTACCCACAACCTCGTTGGTAGTAGAGTACGCCGTAGTAGCCGCGTTTAACGTAGCCGCCGATGTGAACAACGCGATTTTAATTGTGTCAGTGTCTAGGTCTTGGATCCCACCAAAGAGTTCCACCTTAAACGACGTGACCATGCTTTGAGTTAGCGCCATGATTTTTCCTTAATTAGCCTAGTTTACCGGAACCTGCACCTGACCAGTGCGGTATGAATCGTTTTTCTCTAGGCCATCGCCCAGACGCTTGGCAAGCTGCATAGCTTCCGCATACTTAGCATTGTAAAGCTGCATCATGTCGGCTTCGCCCTTCATGAAGATGTACGCCTCAACTAGAGCGCCATACAAAAGTGCTGAGTCTAAATTATCGCCTAACCACGACTGGCCTGCGGTAACAATGGACTCGGGGTAGTAGTAGTAGTGCAATTCGGCCGTGTAGTCCGTATCAGGCGTAGGGCCCAACAAGAAAATCAGCTCTTTTTCGTCAGAGGCCTGAGGGCCAAAAATTGAATAGTACCTAGGCTTTGCAGTCGTAGCGGCAGACGGATAGACCTGCCTCATGTAGTTCACGTCCTTGTTCAACAAAAACTCGTAGTCGCCCGCGCCGTCCACAACAGCAATCGAGTGCGTGGACAGGAAATCTGATGGGCAGGACAAATACTTGTTACCCGCGGTAATGCTACCCGTCACGTTTTTACGCAGAGCAGGAAACTGCACCATGTTATAGATGCGCTGCTCGGCCTGCTGCACAAACGTAACAAGCTCCGACGCCGTGAACGTGTTCTCGGTGTAGTTTTGGATAGCTGTTGTCAACTGCGAATAATTCATCTAAAAACCCCTTGTCTTATTCGATCAGGTTATAACGACCACAACCGACCCGATCTGGCCGTCCCCTACAATGTCCTTAGACACGGGTGCAGGCTGCATGCCCACCGAGGTAAAAGCCGAGTCTCCCGGGGCTTGGGCATATACATCCAACACGAATACACCATCAGGACGCGGATCACGCAAGGCAATTGAGTCGCTTACATTGCGCTTAGGCTCCAATTGCGGATGCTTAGGCTCGTAGCACTCTGCGCATACCTTAAACCCGGTCCACTCCTTGCGAAGCGTTGTGAATTTATACTGCATACCGCACCTGTCACATATCCCAAGTGCGTATTTTCCTTGAGCGTATGCCATTCTTAGCCTATGCTGATCGCAGGTACCAAGTACACGCTTGCTGTATCCCGATCTTCCAACGCGGCACGTGCAAACTCTTCTTCATACAGCTGCTTAAGAATGACCACACGGTCAGAGGCCTTCTTCAACGCTAAATGGTATGCAAGCCCTGCCACCAAAGCAGGGATAAAGCGAAAAACAACATCCGATGTGTTCGTAAAGCCCCCGACATCTTGAATCCGGCGCACAGTGTAGTACTGGAAGGTGTAGGCCTGCGACGTGTCAGGAGCTGGGTAAATAAACAGTACAGGCGTGGCCGTGCGCTGCAAGTAGTACTGCGAAGGACGCGACTTCGTGAACTTATCAGGCACATGCAGGTATTCGTTTTGGCTAATACGGTCCAATGTAATATCTTGCTGGTTTGTACCCGTTCCCGTTCGCACAACCGCTGACAAAATGTTGACGGTGTCCGCAGGCAGATCGTACTCGGGGTCCCCCGCAACAAGAGCCAAGGACCGCTGCTCAATAGTCCAAAGGTTTAAGCCCCTGTTGGCCCAATCCATAAACAGGAGATTCAAAGATCGGCGCGCCGTACGCAGGTCATACCCTGTGCGACTTTCTAAGCCGCAGCGCTCATATGCCTCTTCGATGATTTCATCGAATTCAAGGTTAAAGGTAGATGTTCCAGAAGTGGTCATGGCTTCTTTTTCGCGGTTTTGGCGGATTTCTTAAAAGCCTTGGCAGTAGGTGCGCCGGGGGAACCGGGCTTACGCATCTTTTCACCAGAACCGGCCGCAATGCGCTTACGTTTCTTGTTGATGTTGTCGTAGAGTCCGGGCTTGCTCATGATTACTTCCTCTTTTTAGCGGGTACGCGAATTTCCTTGATCATCTTGCCAATGTCCGGGTCACGCCTAGAAGGGGTAACGGCACGGCCCACACGGTTCACGGAACCGACATCAGCCGTCTTTTTACCCGATTTCTTCTGTTCAGGGCTTTTACTTGGCACTGCGCATCTCCATAAATCTGTCTAGCTTCTCATTCATTGACTTAAGCTGATCCAATATTCGGTTGATATCGGCATGGACCTCGGCCTTTGTAACATACTCTTTGGCCATCTCTTCACGAGTGCGGTTCAGAAGTATCGTCACGCGAACAAGCTCCGCCGACTTCTCTTTTAGCGTCCAGCCTACCAAGCCCAGCAGGACTGATAAGACAAAGTTCCAAATAGTCAGTTCCATCTCAGCAGTTCCATGCTTTCAGGGACAAAGCCTTGCGCGTCGGCTTCCCCTTCTCGTCTTTCATCGGGCCGGGCATCCCAGACATTCTGGAGCAAAAAGACTTTTTGCGCGCGGCGTCCTTTTTGGTCTTTGGTTTTGGGGCGGGGGGCTTTAACCCGGGTTTCTCCGGGTTCGCCTTGTTGTAAGAGGCGCGCCCTTTGGCGTTGAGACCGCCCTTCGGATCCTTGCCTTCTTTGCGCGTCCATGCTGCTGTCTTAACCATGGAAAATCGTGACCGAGGTCACGTTTGTCACATCAACATAAACATCCGACTCAAACACCACCCCTTGATCAGGGATAAAAATATTGTGGAGGTCCGCACCAGCTGGCGTGTTTATTGTGATACGGGCAACGCCTGATGCGCCACCGTCCTTTAAAACAACCGATCCAGCAGACGCGCTGTTGGTTAAAACCAATGATTTGACGCGTGCACGGCCTCCGTACGCTGTGCCATCGGCGGTCACTGTGACGCTTTTTACGTCCGTTTGTATACCCATAATCAGCTCCTTAAAACAATAAAACCCCGCTGTTGGGGTGAGCTAATTAACTAAGAGCCGCGCCAACAGCGGTAACCCAAGCAGCGCCTGTAGAGATAACAATACAGAACTCGTCGTCGCCTGCGCCATTATCAGAAACGATGTAGGCCGTGCCTGCGGCTACGCTAGCAAAAGCTGGCAAATTGGCAGTAGTAACGACGGGGATTTGGAAGCCGTTGTCCGAACGGACTGGGCCTGAGAATGTGGTTTGGGCCATGATATTTTCCTTACATGCAAGTGTGATGTATCTGTCTGCATGTCGTCAGCCGGGGACTGTCAGATACACCGGATAACCCCGGATTGGTATGAATATAACACCTACTGTAGCCCAATGCAACTAGAATCTTGCTATGCCAATTAAAGACCCCGATGAACGCAGGCGAAAGCAACGCGAGTACTCCGCTCGGTACTATGCCAACAACAAAGAGCTTTCAATAGCGCGTACTACGGCGCAACATCGAAGAGAAAAAGCTGAGTGGATTAGTTATAGGGCTTCACTGGCGTGCGCAATCTGTGGGTTTAGTCATCCCGCAGTTATTGACTTCCACCACGTAGACCCCAATACCAAAACAGCCAGCGTGCATGTGCTTGTAGGGAACAGACGGTACGCCGCAGCTCGTGAAGAGATCAAGAAGTGTGTGCCCCTATGCGCTAACTGCCACCGCGTACACCACCATGACGAACATCACACAAAGAAAAAGGGCCCCCGAAGGAGCCCTTTAGGATAGATACCACGTGTTTTCACAGAGGTGGTAGGCGCCTCATGCGATTACGCTGCACCGGCAGAGCCGTAAATACCGCGTGGATCGCTCCAGCCGAAGCTGTAACGCTCACGGGCTTTGTAACGCACATTGCC